CTAAACCAAAAAATGCACGAACTGCTTCTGGGATTGGACGGGTTGTATCTGTCATCTTCAAAACCGCTGGAGATGCAAAGTTCAATCCGTATCCATCTTCATCATTGACTTCTTCGTCATTAAACAAGATTCCATCAGTCGTATGACCAATTACGTAACAAGCAAACTTTGTTCCGTCCATACCCTGACGGCTGTCTTCTCCAGCTTGCTTTCTCCAGCCTTTTACTTGCGACTGTGTGATGTTTGGGCTAATGCGGAGTTTTACGCCCTTGCGCTCTGGAACATCAATGTAAACATCTTCACGCTTGACTTTTGCAGCAATTGTTGCACTGAGTTTTTCAAGAACGGTTGGCTCACCATTGGCTTTTGCACGAGCTTGTTGCTTGACTTCCTTTGTTTCAGGAGATACTTCTGAGTACAGGTCGTTATTGGACATGTGTGATGTTCCTTTTGGTATATGGGTTGATTAATAGGCAAACTATCACCATCAGAACCAATGCCAGTGGAACTATTCCTACTGCTCTATGAGACCCCGTCAGTACGGGGTGATGATTAGTTTGTTGCTACGTTTACGTCGCTGACCGAGAAGGTCAGGGCGAAGGTTGCAGGAGCACCAGATGACGAGTCACCGTCTGGCTCAGTCAGACCAACGAGGAGGGAACTCTTGTATACGCGGTCAGTTCCACGAACCTCAAGGTCACAGTCGTAACGCTTGATGTTGATGTCGTAGAATGCCTGTCCGACAAGGGCGCGAAGTAGTGAAATCTTCTTTGCCAGACCATCAGCGCCAGTCGATGTAATCATTGCATCGTCGTAGTGTGCGGTCAGTGTGATGTCACCAATTTCTGCAGGTGCACAAAGAACTGTTGGGCGCTTTGCTCCACCTTCGTAAATCTTTTCTACAGAGGCTGTGATTTCCCCACCCGATACTTGGGCGAACTTGAATCCCTCAAACTGAGGATTGTTCGTGTCCACCGGTGCGATGTCGGCGAGAACTTGCCTTTGAGCTACTTTTGCCATTACTTACTCCTCTGTTTATCAGACAACTGATGTGGTGAGATTTGATTTGATGATATTCACTTCAATCTTGTCACCAACGCTGGATACTCTTACTCCAACGCGGGCTTTGATAAGACCAGTTGCAAGCTGGCTTACTGGATTGAGCGATGAGTCGCATTTGACTGTGTAACCGTAGTCAATTCTTCTTCCGTTTGCATCAAATGCTTCATAGAGAGCGCCAGAAATTCTTGCGGCCTCAAGAACTGCAATCAGTTTTGCTTCAACAGAAGCGAACGAGTTGTTACGTCCGTCAATAGTCGAGAATACCACAGACTCAAGAGTCCGATTACCATCAGTTACGATTCCGTTTACAATATCTTGTGAAGTGATGTATCGGAAGTTCGTCGTGTCTGGGGAAAGTGAACGTGCACCATAAATGCGAACCGTGTTTTGAATAACGCGGATTGCATTTACGCCCTCATCATCAAGAAGGTCTCCGTTTGCTTTGTTGATGTCTGTGACAACACCATTTACGAACACTGCCTGCGAAAGCAGACCAGCATAAGGAACATGGGCACCAGCCGTATTGTGTGCTGCTGAACGCTTACCAGCAACATATCCGTCTGCTGGAATCAAACGATTAATTCCAGCAACTGTCGTTGGTACATAAACCCATGGGTAGTACAGGGCGACATGCTCTGTGTGCTCATAGGTTCCAGAAATGGTTTGTGCCATTGAGATAATTTCGCTCTGTGTATCGTCTGATGCACCATGAAGGATTGCAACTCGATTGTAGGTATTCGCATGAGTAATCAGAGCCTGATAAACAGTTGGTGATGCATTTTCTGGACATGAAACTGCACCAGTTCCAAGTGCATCGCCAAACAGTGTGAGTCCACTGGAATAGTCTGTGGCAACAACAGAAGCCCTATCGTCTGACCCAGCCGAGAATGGAGAAAGCGTCAAGTTCGTTACAGGTGTGATGGTGGTTGTTCCAGTAGAGGCAATTACATATTTGCTGGCTACTGGGTGTGAGTTGATTTTTCCAATTGCAATTTCGTTTGATGAGCAGTTAAATGTGTTCATCAACAATTGGTTACCAAGATACAGTTTGACGGTGAATGTGCTTGCTGCCGTTCCAACTGATGTAGTAACAGATAGCTCATCACTCCATGCTCCAGGGCCATTAGCCTCAAGGGCAATTGCAACGCTACCGCTGGTGCTTGCGATGTTCTTGAATCCAGTTGTTGCAGCATTGCCAACAACACGTGCGATGTAGCACTGTGTGCCGCCTTCTTCAAAGAAGGTTTCAACTGTTGGGTGAAGATATGCATAAGAAACGTATCCACCATAAATGTCTTCAAATTCCTCAATACTTGAAACCTTGATAGCAGCGTCGTTTGGACCACGGTCGGCGAGACCAATGAAAAAAGCCTGCGAAGATTCACGGACTGTTGGGCTTGAAGGACCAGTTCGTACTGCTGTTGAAATCACTACACCGGGCATGAGACCTCACTAATTGTTTGTTACAGGCAAAACTCTGCCTCTTGTTCATACGATTGTACCCAAGATTGAGCGTTTATTAATGCAACTTCTAAAAATCATCTTATTAATACTTATGAATTAAAGGTGAGGGAAGCAGACGGGGAAACCGGATTTTGTTTAATGTTTAGGTCAATCGTGTTTACGGTTCCAAGGGTTTCACGAGCAACCACTTCATCAATCGTCAGGTCGTACCCTATGAATGAACCAGCGAGTACTCTGTCGCCCTTTAGGAGGGTCAGGTCCGAGAATTCTTCACGGAGTGTTGTTTCGTCAATTCGAGCCATCCATGATTCACGTAGGTCGGTTGCCTTCATACATGGGTGGTCTAAAAGCGCAGAACGGACGACCACGGTGAGCCTGTCTCTCATTGTGGTGCACTCATCTGAATACTCGGTTCTCACCCATACATAGGTGCGCATAGAGTAGGTAACCCTGTAGATGGGGTCGTGTTGGTCAAAATCAATCCGCTCAAACCTATTCGTGGACATGACAACGGTAATAATTGTCGGCCAATCGTCAAGCGCTATTGGTTCATAGGATAGATATTTGACGGGTGTTGGCAAGGCGATGTCGTCAGTTTTCCAGCCGTTTCTATATGAAACAAGGCGAATCGGTAGGTCTCGCTCAAGGTAGTTAGTAACATATTGCTTTGCATATTGCGGTCCGTGCATTAAGTCAATCATGGGGTATTCACTTTCCCGACCTTGCCATGAGCCTGATAGTTAGCGGCAATTTGTGCAAGTCTCTTGGCGAATAGTGGTGGCTCAAATACAAGCTTTCTTGCCGCGAGGTTGGTTGTGCCGTATTGATGGAATTTTGCATATTCAATATTTGTTCCAAATTCTGCTTCGTTTCCACCGATGCTATTTGCTGGTCCCTTGAGGCTTGTTAAACTTCTAAACAATTTCCCCGTTCTAACCATTGGTGTCGTTCCGGGATAATGCATTGCCTTCCATTGAAGGGTTGATGCATGAAGCGCATTCCAAGGACTTCCAGACGGAACTCCATTTTGAGTGAAGTTGGCGGAATTCCATGCCTCCAGCCCAGAACGGGCTTCTTTGAATACTGGGGCGAAATCCTTGCCACGCCTTTTCATGTCAACCATTCGCTTGATTGCTTTTTTCGCATCCACCTTGATATGGATGTATGTAGACCTAGCCATTATGCAATCCGATTTCGCCTAAATTTCTTAAGAGCCACAAGTTCTGTCTCCAAGAATCCAGTCTGCATCGGAGCAACATTTCTTGACTCTAAGTCTTTTATACCAACGACGTCGTCGTGCATGTTTTGCATTTCCCTCGTGGCAGCGCGAAGAATCATTAATTTAAATACTGGAATATTTGTGCCATCAAGACCAGCCGTATAGGTCACCTCAACTGTGTCGTTGGCAAAAGCCCTAAATACATCAATCCCAAAACGGCGAACAACATAGTCAACATCTACTTCCAATGTTTGTGGAACACCATTCATCGGTTTGTAAATAACCTCAGTCACGGTTGCAACTGGAGAGTTTCTGAAATAAATAGTCTGTGGTGGCTCAAGATACGTTGTTCTGTCTACTGGTGAGCCGTAAAAGGAAGAACTGAAAGGATTTGCATTATTAAAGAATGAATCCATCGGGATACCAGTGTCAATGCTTGGGTAGGTATATTCTTCGTTGAAAGTTTCTACCTGAACCGGTCTTCTGAGGTATGCCTCTAATTCGCTTTGAAGTCCTGCCAAGACCAGTTCTGCCGCATCTTGCTGACGGTTCGTCAGACTGATGTCCATATACGACCTAAGTTCAGATAAAGAAACCAACAAAGTCATTGGGTGTCCTTTGTTTATCTACCGAGTCTTGATACTTCGTTCACCCCACGGCGGAGGTCACCGCGTCTGCTGCGAGCAGTTCTACGAGGAGTGCGGAAGTCACGAACGGCATCACGAAGTCTGCCCTGTCTGCCAATGCCAAAAGCACGGCCAACTCGGCGCGTAAGACTGAATCCTTCTTCTCCGCCCATTCCGGGTGTAGGCATGAACCTTCTCCAAACTGTGAATATTTACAGTTCAGATTTTACCACTATTAAATACCTTCAGACCTATCTATCTGGATTTGGCGGTCTCTCAATGACTACTGGCAGTTCTTCTCCAGCGGGAACTTCAATTGGAACCCAAGCCCGAGAATACGTGTGTTGGGGTATTTTTCGCATCTTTATGAGCGTTCCGTCTAGAAGAAGTTCAAGTTCATCAACCCTCATTGAGAGTAGTCGTGAAAAGTCTTTTGTTGAATACGCTTTGGATATTGAAAGTTTGCGAATAATGTTTGAAACGCGACGGACTTGCTGGACACCCCGCCCACGATTGAGCTGAAGGTGCATCATCATTGCTTGAGCAGATGAACAGTCAACATAATGAACCGGAATCTCTTCGCCAACCTTTTCCTTAATGTGGGGATTGCTGGTAGCAAGCAGGAATCTCTGATTCCCATCAATAATCTCGTTTGTTGCTTTTCTCACAATAATCGGCTGAATGAATCCATAGTCGCCTAAGGAAACTGCAAGAGTGAGAAGGTCTGGTCTCAGGATGTGGGTTGCCGCCCATTCTGCCATCTTGAGTTCGCCAACATTTATCATTTCAACTTTCATCTAATACCACCTCTACTATTTCGGTGCTGCGGACAGCATGGGCTTTTGTTCCTGGACCAATCGGTGATGCTGATGTGACGTTGATTTCATTGAGAAGAAGATTGCGAATCAGCCAGTTGATTGGATAAGAAAATGGGTCTTGCATGTGTTTCGTGCGGAACTTTGAAACATACACTCGTGCCCTTCTTTGCATGGTTGGGCCAATAATGTATTCGTCAATAAACTTTCCTGCTCCATCAAATCCATCTTGTGCGTACAGAGCAATAAGGGCTTCAATATCAAAGTCTGGCCACATCCGTCTTTGGGAATCAATTCTTGGGTACACCTCAACCAACCTGTCATAGAACTCAGGTTCCGTTGCAATAACATCACCGATTCTCCGTATTGCAACTGAGTGGAGGGGAATGCCTACTCGTGTGTTGCTTCCGGTCATCGCTGCAACATCGTAATACTCGCAGTATTCTGCACCGTGTTCTTCGGTTATGAATTTAAGAACATCATCCATTTGCCAGTCATAGATTATCTTTGCAAACTTGAGTGGAATCCCTTTCTTCATTTTATACGGAGAAACGATGTAATTCTCGTGCAACTTCTGAACACAAGAACGATAACGAATCATGGATTCATTTGCCCTGACTCCGGTGATAAAAGCAACCCTTCCAGGCTTTCCCTGCATTGTGTAGTAGTCGATTGATTCTGGCAAAGCGGTTTCATGCGTCAAGCCAAAACTGGTTGCATTGATAGCAAATTCTGGCATTGGTCTAACCCACTCACCAAGGTCTTTCCGTCTTTGGCTCCAAAGGATTGCTGATTCACGGCGACCAAGAATCCATACCTCTGCTCCATATGGAAGGCAATACCATTCTAGGTCAATCCAGTCGTAGTCACGAATCTTCATTACATAATCAATGACCAATGGACTAACCATTTCCTCATCACGAAAAATAACTTTTACTGGACCCAGCCCACGCTCCTCATGTATCTCTTTTGCTAGATACAAAACTGCAGTTGAGTCTTTGCCTCCAGAGAACTGAACACATACAGTGTCAAATGTGTCGTAGACGTGTCTTATTCGGGCACGTGCTGCATCCACGCAACTCATGTCCAAAAATAATCTTTGCCTAGTCATATTCGCCTATAAGTCTCGTGGCGGAATGGGTAAGCCACCACTGGCAATTTTGTAAAAAGTTTTATCATCAATAATTTCAAACGACCATGCATCTTGGGTGAACCCATTATTTATCTCATGTGGTCTTCTATCAATCAATGAGACGAGCCTGCATCTCGTAAGCTTTCCATCAACTTGGATATTCACATACCATGTATTAACCGGGTCTCGTGTCTGCCAAATTACGTAAACACAATCTTCCGTTATTCCAGCTCTTGTGATTTTTCCGATTGTTCCCTTTTGAGACACTTTTCCCCAATCTATATTTTAATCTATTATCAGTTTTTCTATCTCTTTTTGAAGTTTTAGTATTTCTGCTTCAAGTTCTAATATTTTTCTGCTTAAAATATTCACTTGCAATTGATGGCAGGCAGATTCGTAAATAAGAGCTGAAATACGAAAATCCTTACTCATATCGCTCACAAGGTTCCTATATCTCGCAATGCTCGTCAATGAAGTTCATCAGTCTTTCTGAAGTGGTGTTCCCATCAATACTTGGATTGCTTCGGAGCCACCTAACAAAGTCATACCAGCGTGACTGCTGTTGAACAGAGTCAAAGACGATTGTGTATTGGACT